ATTAAAGAATATTGTTCCACTAAAATAACTAAACATAATAAAGTTCATAACTAGGTCATCGTGATTACCTTGAGATGCTTCATATGATTGACCCTTTGCAACAAAAGTGGATATCTCAAGTATAGTATCTTCATCTACTATTTCTATTTTTTGGTTTTCTAATAAATCTTTAAAAGAAGAACAACCAATACGTTTAACTTTTCTAGTCATAAGTAGACCAAGAGAATTTGCTTTCACGGTTGATTCAACAAACATGTTTTCATATTCTAGTTCATGATATAATCCATTACAAACAACTTGACCAGAATCATTTGATTCAATTACTACCATTGCTTGATTGTAGCTTTCTGCAAATTTATAAATAATATTTGGGTAGAGTAATGGAGAGATAGTATTGTTGCGATAGACAGCAACCTGTTTAAACGGATTAGCAGTCACATCGAGTAAATTAAAAGTCGAATAATCTTGACCTCTACCCTTCGCGACATCCACAGTCATAATATACTGATGCCCCTTTATGGGCTTTTCATATATTTTAACACCTTCTTTAGTAGTCTGAATAGGATCTCTACGCCTTAGAGATAATAAAGTTTCTGCGCCAATGAGAGTATCCCCGGTTCCAAAGAATGTATTACCAAATTCTTGGTCAAACTGCAATTGAGATGTATTAGCAATAGTTTGCTTTGCCCATTCCTTATCTCTTCCTGGAACATCCCACCAATCTACTCTAAATGACTTATACTCATTAACACCCTGCGTAGCACCTTCCCATATCTTGTGAAATACATTACCGATACCATTTGCTGTAGAGGTAATAATAACCTTGGTATCTTTACCAGAAGATACAACCGGATATGTAGATGTATAAAATTCATTTGCTCTTTCTACAAAAGCAAACTCGTCGAGATATAGTAAGTTAACAGACATACCACGAATAGAAGAACCAGATGTGGCAGCTGCAACTATTCTTGAATTATTGCTAAATTCTATAGAACCTTTATTAAGTGCTTTACATCCTGGCTGTAAAAAGAATGGTAAGTTTTCAAGCATAAGAGTAATTCTACCCAGCATTTCTCTGGCAGTAGCACCTTTATTTGCCATTACAGCAATAGTTTTTTCTGGATGAAATAGAGCAAACCAAAGTAAGTAAGCAACAGACGAGATAGATTTACCCGATTGTCGACAAGCAAGAACAATAGAAAATCTATTATCATTAAAATGTTTAAACATTTTTTCTTGATATGCATATAAGGTGAAGGGCACCAAACCCTTATCAAGAGATATAATTTTACAATACTTTTTTGCAAAATACCCAGCATCTTGAGAGCATTTCATATACTCGGCTATTTCCTGTTGTGTCCATTGTTGTACAACACCATCACGCTTTACGTTTGGGTTACCTAAGTACGATTCATTTTGGTTCATCATTTAATCTATCAGTAATATCAATTACGTTATCTTGTTCTTTATTCATATCTTGAAGCATACGTTGTAGTTCCACTGTAGAACCAACAAAAAGATTATTATTAGTTGTACCATCAACAGGTTTGACTATATCTTTTTTATTATAATCTTTTTTCTTTTTATGAAGATCCATAAGACGATCATTAACATCTGATATATTTTTTATCATACCAGAAACCACCTCAAATGCTCTTGGGTGTTCAAGTTGCTTGGCAACCTCCATCATCTCCTCAAGAGCGCCTTGACCTTTTTCAATTAAATCGTAGTATGTTCTTCTTGAATATTCAAAATCATCATCTACATTTTCGTGTTTTTCATCACTCATAAATTTACTCCGATTTAACCTGAATCAAAATCTTCTAATATTGTTGTGGTAAAACCATAATCACTATCTGGATTAATAGATAGTGGATTAGGTGTTGTAGTAATTCTTTGCAGTTTAGGATCTGTTGTAATACTAAAATCAATAGCATCATGAATAGTAGTATCTGTCTGACGAATAATGCTCTTAGCATCTATCGGACCATAGAAGTTAACAGACATTCCAAAATCTAGTGTGTAAATAATTGTTCTTCTATTCTCAAGCGCACCCTCAAAATCATCACTAAAATTAACACCTTGAATTGTAATAGGAACATCTTCCACAATATCTGAGTGTGTATCAGTAAATGGTTTAATACTAATAGTATATTGTGGATTAAAATATGGAAGTATTTGCTCTACTACTTGTAAAGCATCGTCTTGATTCTTTGCAAATATATTTAACTGAAACGTAATTTGATACGGGCTTGGAGAAAAGAATTTATCACGTGTTGTATTAGTGACACCTTTATGATAATTATTTAATTTTGGAAGTTTTCTTTCAGGATCATATCCAATACTTGTAATCTCAAAAGACATTCTTGGAAGTTTAAGAGCAATTTGTGAATTATTTTGTAAATCAGGATTTGTTCTAATTCTTTCAAGATATTTTTCTCTTGGTGCGTATGCTAAAGGTACTTTTATCTGACTAATAGATTTACCAGTCTTATCTTTACGAATAACATAAATGTCATTAAAAAGAGTACCAAATAAAGCAACTGATTTTCTAATTCTCTGATGATAAAAATATGTAAACATTATAAATCCTCTGGATCGCCGAATGGATTGTTCTCAGAGAAATCTAAGAAGTCCAAATCAAATGAGTTTTCTGTTGTATCAAATATATCATTTTGAGCAAAGCTGCTATCTCCATAAACATTTTCGTCTATAGAAATAAGTGTTCTTGATACTGATCTTTCTGAATCACCTAAGAATGCAAGAGCACCAGAGATATTTCTTAGTCTCGTATTGGTAATAATGCCAGGCACAAATGTACCATAAGTACCATCACTTGTACTTATATGTGACACAACAATATAGTTTTCTGCTTGATTGTATTCAAGAACTTCCGCAGATAGAATTTTACCACTTGATTGAGTTTGTTGTACAAATTCGCCTTCCATAAAGTCATATGAAAATGCTGAATTAATACTATCGACACCTTGATCCATATTTAACTGAAGATTGTAACCCAATTTTTCAATATCATCAATAGCTCCAATATTTGTATTGAGTCTCTCATCGCTATATGTAAATAATTCGCATCTAAGTTTAAATGTGGGCAAATTACTTAATTGATAAAAAGGTTGCTCATGTTCAACATGCATAATTTCAAATAGTTTATTAGTCAGAGTAAGATAAATTAAATCTCCTTCTCTTGGTCTAATACTTTCTATTTGATTATTCATCTGACCGACTACATTAGCCCATCTTTTTCTTGAAACTATAAATGTAGCAGCATCTCTTATCTCAACACCAAACTTTGTAAATAGATCACCTTCTCCATCAAAGCCTTCAGTATTTTCAATATACATTTCTATCTTATGAGCAGAAGAAAATTTAGATGGAACATCTTCGCCAAAAATATCATTTTCATTTACTATCTCACGAGGTAAGTAATAAACATCTTGACCATATATTTTTAGACTTTCTATGATTATATCTTCATAGAGACTCTGTTCATTTTTAGCCTTTTGATTAAAATAGTGATTTAAGGCCATTTGTTATCCTACAAAAAAGTCAGCTGGCATTTCGTGCTCAAGACGAATATTCTCTTCAAGCTTTTCAATGTCCTGCATTGCATCCTCAAAAATTTGTCTACCATTTAGCATTACGCCGCCTGGAAGTTGCATACCTTCAAATTTTATAAGATTAGCTCCCCACTGTCTCTTGATCAGAGCGGTAGTATAGGCTTTTATAAATTTATCATTATATACACTAGTATGAGTTTCTGGATCAATTAGTTGATATACCTCAGCTACAATATAGTCACCAGCTTTTATATCATTATCTTTAAAGTCACCAAAAATATATAATCTGCGTTGATGTCTCGAAAACTGAACTTGAGGCAAGCCATTTAACTTCATATCAATTAAAGTTAAATATTGCTGTAGCTGAGTATAGTATGCAAGATCACCTGCAAAATTCTGTAAATCAGTAATGTCATTAAGCATCATTTGATACTTAACACTGAACATATCAATGCTATTATTACTTGAACTTGATACTGGAAAAAGTTTAGAAACAATGTCTATGTTATTAGGCATTGTGATATATTCGTTGGTTACATCATCTGCTGTTATAAGATGCTTAAAGTAAGTACGAACAGTGGCATCAGAATGAAACTCTTGAAAAAACTCAAGTGCTTCATCTATTCTATCTTCTATTTGATCTGGATCTACATTAATGTCGATAACCGGAGCGCCAAGTCTTCTTAAACAATACTCTGATAATTCATCTCTTGAGGTAACTGCAGCCATTATAACTTTCCTATAAAATAGTATTTGCTACTATTTATATAAAAAATTATTAGAACTTGAAATTAACCTTCTAATGAAGCTGTTGGTGGTGTAAAGTTTGCGGTGTATCTTGCTAGACCATTTGTAATTCGCACATCTTGGATATATCCATTCCAAAAAAAGGCGCCAGCTCTTGACATTCCGATTTTAAAAGTAGATGTTCCGTTATAGTTGTATGAATGACTTGAATTACTAGCAACACTAGTACCGTCTAACCAAAGATCAAGTTGTGTTCCTGATCTGGTAAGTGCTATATGATGCCAAGTATATGCAGTAATCGTTGAGGTGCTTTGAATATAATCCGACACGCTAAACCAATCATAAGTCAGTTTACCATTTGATTCAAGAACCAGCATAAACTCATCATTGCCATCACCTGTACCAGAACCCAATAAAACTCTGACAGCACCAATAGCCTCATTTAAGTAAAACCATCCTTCAACAGTAAAATCACCTGTACCAAAATCTCCCTGTAAATTTTTATTGGTATCAATATAATCTCCACTCCCATCAAAATACATAGACTTAGTATTAGCAAACTTAACCTGAGTAGTTGATCCAGTAGTATTACCAACAAGCTTTAGGTTAGAAACTTGAGATTTATCTATGATAGAAGCGTCTGTGCCTTTGATGTGTAGAGATGTGCCAGATGAAGATAGTGGTGCTGTTGGTGGAACTGCATTAGCTGCCGAAGTTGAAGTTGTTTTTATTTGCAGATCAGATATATACCCATTAAAAAAATCATATTGGTTACCAAGACTGCTTACATATCTCATTTGAAAGGTTGCACTAGAAGTTCCGGTTCCCCTAGATTCACCATTGACATA